TTAAATCTTCCGCAGAAGATTCTTGTATATATTCAAAAAAAGTTTTAAATCTTCTTTCATCTCTATTAAATGTTTCGGTTGCTAAATCTTTCTCATTTAATTCATTATACAAATTATTTCTCTCACTATCCATGTATAATATCTTATAATAAATAATATAAAATATTATTATGTTAATTATGAATTTTTAAAATTCCATTATCATTCCATAATTGTCCTGTTTCTAATCCATCTGAACTTGTTGGTAAATTTTTAAAAATAATTTTTGTATTTGAATTATTACTTATTTTTAAATTACTTGATGCTATTGTGCCATCTTCATCTGAACCTAATACATGTATAGAATATGATGGATCAATTGTATTTATACCTATTCTATTATTTGATGTATCTATACATACTAAATTACTTGGTATTGGCTGAAAACTTCCTGTATTAATTGTTGCAAATGTTCCTATTAAATTATTTATTGATGTATTTATATCTCCTGATGTCATTATTTAATTTAATATTATATATTTAATTATTTATTTTCTAAATTATTTATTCTTGATTCTAAATTTGTTATTTTACTATTTAACGATTGAATTAATATATTTTGATTCTTTATAACATTTTGAATATTTATTATATTTATATCTGATATATCTTGTGTTCCATATTTTATTTTATCTATTTTATTTGATAAATTTGAAATATCTTCTATATTTTTATTTGATAAATTTGAAATATCATTTATATTTTTATTTCTATTTTCATTTACTATTTTATCTAATTCTTTTATTCCTGCTAGTCCATATACAAATATGTTATTGTAATTTAAATAAAATGGTTCTTCTTCATTACCATCTAGTACTGAATAACTTAAATCATTTATTATATTTACTTCTTGTGCTATTAATCCTGCTTCTATTTTGTATGGTTCATCTTCTATATTTAATTCTCCTCTATAATTTTCTTCTTTAAATGATTTTGTTTTTTGATAAATTTGTGGTTTTAATTGTCTTATTATTTCTAATCCATTCTCTATTAATTTTTCATTATGTTTATATCGATCATCTGATGTTACTAAATTTGACCCACTCTCTCTTAATTCACCTAAAACTGTTAAATTACCTAATATATTTACAAATCCATTTATATCCACATTATCTTCAAATGATATATCACTTGTTATATATGATAAATTTAATGAATTACAAATTATATTTTCACAACTAATACCTTCTTTTACTTCCAGACCTCTACTTAAACTCATATAATTTTTATCATAACTTATATCATATTCATTTGTAATATTATTTTCATTATTTAAATATATATAATTTGTTTTTAACATTCCGCTTATATCTATTTCTCTAGATGGATTTGCTGTTTGAACTCCTATTCTATTATTTACTGTATCTATACATACTACATTATTTAATTGATCATTTGGTATTGATACTGAATTAGCTAAAGCATTTACACTTGTAATTACTTTATTTAAACTCATTTATTTTATATTAATAAATATATATTTTATAAATTATTATTATTTACACAAAAAACTATTTAAAGTCTATCAATATAAATTTATATAAAACATGTCTGAAGATGAAGAATATCGCTTGCCCCCAGCATCTATTTGGCCACATATATCTAAAATTTCCATTAGTGAAGATAAACCAATTATGCTTGATTATTGGATTGATTCTCTTAGTAAAAAAGTTCTAATTGGTATTAGAGAAAATGATGAAAAATTACTTGTTAAAAATGCTGAAGAATATACCAGCCCAATTGTTAAAATTTTTAAAATTGATGAAGTATTTATTATTTGTACTGAAAATTCTATTTATTTAACATCTTCTGCTATTGATAAACGCAAAATATCCTCTTAATATCATATATTTATTCTTTTAAAAATATTTAAATATATATTAAATATTTTTACATATTTGCTATATAATAAATTATATTATACTTATTTTTATCATATTTTATTTTACTTTTATAATGTATATTATTTACTTTACATAAATGCCTTATTATTGTTAATAAATTATTATAACTATTTTCTCTTTCTAAATAATATAACTTTGATGATTTATATTTATCTTTTAATTTATTTTTTAATAAATTAATTTCATTATTATATTCATATTTTTTATAAATTAATCTATCTAATATATAATAATCATTTTCTAATATACAAAATATTTTTAAAAAATCATATAATATATTATTATCTATTTCTTCTTTAAAAATTACCATACTTACACTATAACTTTATTTAATATATTTTTTATATTATTAGTTAAAAATATTAATTCTATTGAATCTTCATGCACATTATGAAATATATTTATATAATTACATATTAATTTAATAATATCATATTTGTATACATCAAATAATTTACTATGATATTTTATATATAAAAAAAATTCTTCCAATATATCAATTACTGAAAAACCATTATTACACATTTTTAAAATATGATCTATTGATCCTTTCAAATCATTATTTTTACATAATTCTATATATTTTTCCATATCATTTATAATTATATTACAACTCACATTTTCTAATAAATTATAATCTATTAAATTATCATTCATTACTAACAATAATTTTTCTATGTTATTTATCATATTTGGTATCGATTTATTTGATGCTCTTATTAATAATTCTTTACATTTATTATCCATATTTAAATTCTCATTTTCTACTATTTTATCCAATTTTTTTATTATAAAATCATTTCCTATATTATTTATTTGTATTAATTCTAATTTATCTATAATTGTTGATTTAATTTTTTGTTTATCACTACAACTCATTATAAAATTTATATTTTCATAATTTGTTATAAATGTATTAAATATTTGTTGACATTGTTCATTTAATAAATCTAAATCGTCTAATATTATAGTTTTCTTTTCTTTACTATTTTTAAAATTATTTATTTGACAATAATTTTTTAATTCATTTCTATAATAATTTATACCTTGTTCTTTTAATAAATTTATAAATATTGTATTTTTTTCTATTTTTATTTTATCATTATTATAATATTTATTTAATAATACATTTATTAACGTTGATTTACCCATTCCTATTCCTCCACATATTAAAAACAACATTTTTGAATTAAATAAATACATATTTATTAAATCTTTTGTATATTCTGTTATATTGAAATCGTCTAAATTTTCTGGTTTATATTTTATTAATAATGAACTTTTCATTTAATTATATTTATATTCGCTTAATATTTAATATTAAATAATTCATTTAATATATGTTTAATGAATACTATTGATAATAAATTATATTTTGATATACTTCAAATACCACTTAATTCCGATTTAGATACTATAAAAAAAGCCTATAGACGTTTATCTCTTAAATATCATCCTGATAAAAATAATAATGATTCTCTTATATTTAATAAAATTAATCAAGCATATGAATTTTTAATTAATAATAATATTAATAGTAATATTAATACTACTACTAATACTAATACTAATACTAATACTATAAATTCCTCTATTGAAATTTATAATCCATCTATTTATGATTCATATAATGAAGATATTCTCATTAATTTAAATATTACATTTGAAGATTCTTTTAATGGCGCTAATGTACCTATTAATATTAAACGTTCTATTTTTAATAATAATATTTTAAAACATGAAGACGAAAAAATTTATATACCATTACCTAAATCTATTGATAATAATGAAATTATTACTATCCATAATAAAGGTAATTGTATTAATTGTAAATATTCAGATGTTAAAATTATTATTAAACTTATTGACCATGATATATTTACGAGAGATGGTCTTAATCTTATTTATATTACTAATATATCATTTAAAGAATCATTAACTGGTGTTAATTTTAATATTACTAATCTTGATAATAAAACATATAAAATTACTAACTCTAATGGAGAAATTATACATAATAATACTACTATGATATTAAAAAATTTAGGATTTCATAGAGAATCTTTTATTGGAAATCTTATTATTAAATTTAAAATAGATTATCCTAAATTATTATCTTCAGAAATTATTCAAAAACTTCAAGAGATTTTATAAATTATTTTATTTTTTATAAATTTTAGAAATAAAATAATTTATTTATCTACGACGAGATTTGCGCGATTTGCGCGATTTTCTGCTTTTGCGCGATTTTGTGCGTTTGGGAACTTTTCTCGATTTTCTACGACGGCGGCGACGACCACCATCTTGCGCAGCAGGTAGGGCGGTATTTTGAAGCATTTCCTCGGCTTGTTCAAATAACTTCATTTTATATTATATATAAATATTTTAATATTTTTTATTTTTAATTAATTAGAAAATAATAAATATTTTCCTACATTTGTATTACTTTCTAAAATTTCTTTTGTATTTAAATATATAAACCAATTATAACATGTTCTTTTTAATAAATCTTTATGTGGTATATATAAACCATATGCATTACTATTTAATTCTAAATATGTTGAACCTAATAATACTGATAAATCTATATTTTTATTTTTTGAATCTCGTGTTCCTATAAATTTACCATCTATATAATTTAAATCTCCTTTTTCTGATTTATTATATAACCAATTTGAAACTTGACCTTCTAATTTTGAACTATACGTATTATCAGTATTTACTAATATTTCTAAATGTTTTCCTAATTCATATATTATTGGACAATTCTTAATACAACCTATAAATTTTAACGACGGACTATAATTCATTATATGATTATCTATACTTTCATTTGGAAATTCTCCCACCGTTGGTTTTTCACATGATAAAATTTTTTCATATACAGGTTTTAATGATTTTAATAAAATAAATGATGGTTCTATCATCATACCACCATATTTATATAATACTTTTATTAATGCTAATTGTCTAATATTTTCTTTTTGTGAATTTCCAAAATTTCTTAAATCTATTTTCCAATCTTCTAATAATGTACTAAATGAATCATCATCTATTAAAACTACATGAAAATAATCACTACATTTATTTATTATTGAACGTAAAGTTAAATATAAATAGTCTTGATTTAAGTTATCACTTGATCTTGAACCAAATGATTCCCATTTTCTTAAATTTCTGTCATATTCTATATGAATCCATATTATTGGTTTTTTTATTGAACTTAATTTATCTATCGTATAATAATCATTTTCATTTAATAAATATTTTTGTATTATATTTAATTCATATAATTTATCATCTGTATCTACTTTTATTTGAAATTTATTATATATATATCCAACTGCTAATAATAATAATATACTTGCTGCTAAATTTATATACTTCTCTGACATATTATATATTAATATACATAAATTATTATAATTAAATACTATTTATTTTTTATTTAAAACTTATTTGTTTTAATGAACTCCAAAACATATTTGTTCCTTTTGATACTTTTCGTTCTTGTTGTGCTAATTTAAATGCTCTTTGTGCCCCTATAAAATTCTCTTCTGTTTTTTTATTCTTTAAATATTCATTTACATCTTTTTCTGATAAAGGATTTAAATTTTGCTCTTGTCGTTTCAATCTTATATCTTCCATTGAAGTATATCTATTTCTATAATCATCATCTGTTACTGGAATTACTGATTCTACATGTGCTTTTTTTAAATCTTCAAATTGCAATTTACTAAACATACCTGATGAATATTCCACTGGTTTATTATTTGCTAAATCATTATATCCTCCACTATTAAATTCATTTATTTCATTATATCTTACTAATGTACGTAAATCTCTCTTTTTTCTATCTATCATTTCATTCATTTCATTACGATTTTTACATACTTCTACGTCTTCTGTTTTTTTTAACCATTCACCATATCCACCATTTTCATATTCATTATCTATTTTTAATTTATCAAATTCTTTATTAAACCATGCATTAAAATCACTCGAATTTTTATATTTATTTTGTAATTTATTTACCAATTCTAATTCCTCATTACTATTATCTGATATATTTTTGTATGAATCATCATACTCTATCTCTTCATTTAAATCTGCACTCGCTTTCTCTCTAAATTTATAAATAGAATGCAATATTTTAAATGCACTACTAAAAAATAAAAAATATTTCTTATCTAATCCTGATTTGTCCGGATGCATCATTAGAACTTTTTTTTTTGCCTTTTTAATCTCTTCTTCGCTATAATTTAATTCTAAACTAAATAATTTTAATATATCATCATATTCATAATTATCAATATTTAAATCTAATTCTTCCATTTAATATAGATTATAATCATTTTTTAATTCAATATTTTAATATTTATATTTATATTTATATAGTATATTATATAGTATATTATATAGTATATTATGTCTCAAAATATTATTCAAAAACAATTTGATTTAATTGATATTTTAAAAGCTACAAAAAAAAGAAAAAGAAAAAGATCTTCTTCATCTTCATATGAACGAACATTAAAACGAAGAAGAAAATATAGTCCTATTGCATCTGGTAAAAAAACGAGAAGAAAAAATTAAAAAT